ATGTCGAGGAAGGTCGCGTAATGTCCACACTCTACTGTATTGAGCAAGACATCATTGACTCCTACGGTTCCGCGATGTGGATGGACATCGCGGACGAGAATGACGACGGTCAAGCGGAGGGCGTAACCCCGGCCATTGCGTGGGCGAGCGGTATGATTGATGCGCGGATCGGGAGGAAGTACGAGCTGCCTCTCGTGACCATCCCAGATCTCCTGCGCGAGGTAGCAGTAGATCTCTCGATTGTCCGGCGCGCGACGACGGCGGACCGTATGACCGACGAGCTACACCGACGCCTCGCTGCAGCCCTCGACCTACTGAAGGAGATGAGCACGGGCGAGATTAGCTTAGGTCTCGATAACCCTCCTCTCTCGAACGTCGGCGGCATCTTCACGGACTACAAGACTCCGAGGCAGATCACGAATGACGAGTGGGAGAAGATATGATCCTGTTCGAGGGCGAGGGCTTCGACGCCGTCGAGATTGCGCTGAAGAGGTTGATCGATCCGTCGACGGCCTCGTTACGTCAGCAAATCGCCCGAACGTCGAAGGACGCCGTAGAGCGCCGGATCGAAACAGGCAAGCACGATCTCAACATGTTGCGGTGGGCCCCGTGGTCTCCGCGATACGCGGCGACGCGAGGCACACAACACTCACTCCTCGTAGACACCGGCGACCTCCTCCACTCGATGGAGATCAAAGACGCCGGCCTCGATGAGACGCAGATGGGAACGAACATCCCGTATGCCGAAAAGAACAACAACGAGCGCACATATATGGGTCTCGACAAGAAGGACGAGGGACTTGTAGACCGGCAGATCGCCGCGTGGATTGAGAGAGTGCTGTCATGACCGCAACAACCACATCCGAAGCCCTCGATGCCATCGTTGCAGGCTTCGCCGCTGATCCGACAATCTCCTCGGCGACACGGACGGTCGCGCGACACGGCGGAAAAGTCACAGAAAAGGAGATGCTCCGATATAGCAAGCACGCGCCGGCGCTCCTCGTAACGTGGCTCGGTACAAAGGAGCTCACCCAACAAGGAGGCGAGACGCGCATGTGCGGCGAGTGGCTGGCGTTCATTGTGACGAAGCGCAAAGATCGCCACATCGACGCGCAGGATCTACACGATCGCGTCATGAAGATGTTTGCACAAGGCGAGGACTTCTCTGGAACCTTCGAGTATCCGCCTGATGACGAGTCTTCTACCAACATCTACTCGTCTGAGTTCGACGCCGCAGGCCTCGAAGTCGTTCTGATCCGCTGGAAGCAGATCTACAAACTGGCAGACGCCGTCGACGTCGATGCGTTGCCGGACTTCAACTTCTTGGATTCCTGCTACTGGCCTGACGGCACGATGCCTGACGTCGAAGACCCGCTAGGATTCCCTGACCCTCGAGAGTGCCTCGCATCCGACGTGCTCGAACTGAACCCGTGATATCATGACGAAGATGAAAGACGCCCCCGCACCGAAAAAGAAGGAGCTCCCTTTGGGGAAGGCTCGATGGTACCTCGTACCCGGGGACGATAAGCGCCGCCCCGGAAAGAAGCTTCGCATGCGCGATTTTCCGAGCATGCGCGTGCTGCCGAAGGCGGGAGAGCTCGTGCTTTCTAGTATCGACTGGGCCCGCGCCGTTCAGTGCGGCGACGTCACACGCGACCGATCGAAAGAATAGACCATGTCCCTCTCCTTCCTAGAAATCCCCCAAGGCCTTCTCGCACCAGGTTTTTTCTTCGAGTACGATTCGAGTCGCGCTGTCCAAGGGACCCCCGCGAAGAAGCACGTCTCGCTCTTGATCAGTCACCAGACGACCGGTGCAGCGCTCGTCACTGACGCCGTTACTTTGATCTCGTCCACAGACGAGGCGAAGGCACTCGCCGGTGCGGACTCTCCGCTAGCGAAGATGGTAGAGCGCTACAAAACTCAGGACGAACTCACAGAGCTGTGGGTGGTCGCTGTGGGTGCGCCTTCTGGTGCGCCTGCTGTCGGGACCTTCACCTACTCCGGAACCGCCTCGGGGGCCGGGGAGGCCGTCATTTATGTGGGAGACGATCGATACTCTACCTCGGTAGCAATCGGCGACACCCATACTGAGGTGGCCAACCGGCTCTCGACGCAGATCACAGACGACGTAGCCTCTCTCCCTATTGCCGGGGATGCTGTCGGAGTTTTGACTGTGACGAACAAGATCGACGGCACCTACGGCAACTCTATCCGGTTGGGGGCGAATCTGAGATCTGGCGAGGTTACACCGGCCGGCCTGACGCTGGTGATTTCGGCTGCGAAGATGGCAGGCGGCTCGGGCGACGCAGATATCACAGCGGCTATCGTGTCGATGGCAGATATGCAGTTCGACTCGATCGGGTCGATGTTCAACGATGACACAAACATGGATCTCCTCGAGAGCCTGCTTCTGTCTCGCCTGAACGCACTCAACCCGCTCGACGGGCAGTGCTTCATTGCTATCTCCGACACGATCGGGAACAGCGCCACGGCAGGCAACGCACGGAACTTCCAAGGCACGTCGCTCATCGCTACGCAAGAGAGCCCCACTCCGGAGTTCCTCAGCGCCGCGGAGTTTGCCGGGCTTGACAGTGCAGCAAATCAGCGGGACGTCGCACGCCCTCGCAACAAACTGCCGATGGCAAGCACAGTGGCCCCACCCATTGCAAAGAGGTGGACCTACAGCCAGCGGAACGTGGCGCTGTCTGACGGGCTGACTACCATGACGTTCGACGGCAGCACAGGTCTCGGCCGTGTCGAGCGACTGATCACTACGTACCAGTTCAACAGTGCAGGCTTCGCAGACAAGGCCTATTTCGACATCACCGCGCCTCGCTCGCTCGCCTTCATGCGGTACTCCGCTCGCGTTCGGTTCGGTTCGAAGTATCCGAATCACAAGCTCGCACCAGATGAGCCGGTCCCACCTGCAGGTCAACCCATCATGACGCCGAGGAAGGCGCGCGCCGAGTTCATCTCGCTCGCAGATTCTTGGTTTGATGCGGGGATCATCACCGACCTCGATCAGTTCGCAGACGAGTTGATCGTAGAGCTTGACCCTAACGACCCCGATCGCTTGAACGTCCAGCTAGCACCGAACCTGATCAACGGGTTCCACGTCATGGCCGGCTCTTTTCAGTTCATCAGGTAGACCATGCCAGTACTCGCAGGAATCGTAACAGTATCCGTGGACGGAGACCCTCTTAGGGTCAAAGCCACGTGCAAGTTCAACTTCGGAGGAAAGGAGCGCACCCCGCAGGACGGCAACCGCTTCTACGGCTTCACGGACGCTGTGCGTGCCGGCCGGGTTGAGGTCGGTGTGTTGCTCCATGCAGACACCGACATCGCCACCTTGCAGTCTCTCGAGGCTGCGACCGTCACGCTAGAGTTTGACAACGGCAAGGCCTACGTGATGACCGAGGCCAGTACGATGGACCCGATTGAAGGCGACGTCGGTGCGGGGGAGAATGAGGTTACAATCGTGCTCGGCGGTAACCCCATCCGCCCGCTGTAACCATGCCAAAATACGACCTGAAATACCCCATGCGTCCCGGCCCTAGTAAGGACGCGGACGCAGTCGCTCAATACGAACGCGAGGCGGTCGACGCTCTCAACTTCCGCGCCTTGTCTGTCGAGGACATGCTCGGCGCCGACGCCGTCGACGGCGAGCAGCACTCGCGCCTCTACTACATGTCTGCACTCTCTGGAGTGGCAGAGCGCGTGCTGAAGAGAATGGAGCCCGCAGACTGGAACGGCGCCTCTCTCGTAGTGTTGAAGATCGTGAACGCGGAAAACTAAATCGACTAGCTCAAGCCCTGGTGAGGCTAGTCGATAAAGCCCCCTCGTGGGGGCCCTCAGAACTCAAGCGCCTCACTCTACGAGAGATTGAGTTCTGGACACAGGTGAAATAACGTGGCTTCTTCTCAGTTCAACGTCGGCATCAAGATCAAGGCGAAAGCGCAGACGCGCGCCGCCGTTACGAATGCAATCCGTGACCTGAAGAGGCTGCAGAGCGAACTCGGCCGCAGTGCCGCGCGCTCAATCGCAGCAATCCGTAAGGCCTCCGCGGCCGCTATCTCTGCACAGCTCCGAGCGGGGGCTGTCGTGCAGGGCCGGGCGGCATCGGGGGCCCGTTCGCGTGCTCGACGAGCCGGTTCCGTTCTCGGAGAAGACCTCATCCTCGCGGGCGCTGGCGGGACGTTCGCCGGCTCCAGGCGGCGCCGAAGAGGGCGCGGCGCCGTAGCTGCGGCAGGCGCCGAAGCTGCGGTACGTCGGGCGAGGGCTCCTCGAGCCCGCTCTGCGGCGGCGGTCGACGCGGCGGTCGTCGCCGGACTAGCAGCGAGGCGACGAGGGAAGTACT